GCGTGACTGCGTAGATGAACGGTACTGCGAGGTCCGCGTCAGGCTCAGACACGTCCCCCGTTATAGTTATCTTCCTTATCCCGTCCACCGCCATGAAGAACACGCCCTGTGGTGTCGGAGCTACTGAGCGTGCAGCCTGTGTACCCACCGACTCGGATAGTTGATTTAGCAAAAGATTATTTGTAGCTGCGTCGCCCGTCACCTGCCAGATGGAGTTGGATTTGAATGCGAGAATGGCCTGCAATGTGCCGCCCGACGTAGTGTAGAACGGTAGCCCCATGAGCGCCACAATGTTGCTGGTGTCGGACACTGTGAGTACCTGCACCGTGCCTGCGTTAGAAATATTCAGAGACAGCGTGTCGGTGAACACGAGGAAGTTTGCCTGCGCGAAGTATGCCCGGTTGTTAAATTGATGCACGCACTGGGGAATCCCCGCAAGCTGTAGTGCTCCTGTTGTGTTGCCCGCACACCACAGCGGTGTTGCAACCGTACCGCCTGCGATAGTGAAAGTAATCGCGTTGTTCGAGGACGAAGCATTGGCCGACAGCGTGAGCGTCGTGCCCGTAACAAAGATAGAAACTGTGGCAGAGGCCGTGGCCGCCTGCGATATAGTTATCGCCACGCCGGACGATATACCGGCAATCGTTGTGCCCGTGGGGATACCAACCCCTGTTATAGCTTGGCCAACGAACATACCTGTCGTACTGGGGATAGCGTCTATCGTGGTATTAGAATGCGTCGTGCCCGTAGTTGTGATGGACACGTTGCCAGTATTTTTTATTGTTGTACTCGCAGGAATACCTGTGCCTGTTATGGTGTAGCCCGGCCCTATACCCGCGATGGAGAAGTTTCCGTTTATCGTTGGCGACCCGCTCGTATTGTCGGCAGTTATAGTCGCCGAGAACCCTGACAAGTCAAAATACCCAAACGCGTAGCCGCCTGCGTAATTAAACCCCGGGTGTGTCACGATAATACGTGTACCCACCATATCCATCATCGGAGGGTTCCATGCGCCTGTCGTCGCGGGAGTCGTGGGGCAGTTCGCCGAAGTAATCCCATTCACGGTCTTGAAAGAATTAGACGCCACAGTATAGGCGAAAGGGCGGTCTTTACCTGTGGGCGAGTCCGAGGCTATCATCCCGTATATCACGCCGTCTAGTTGGTACGCCGCTGACACTACGCCGGGGGATGACAGCCCGGAGAACGTGGTAAGCCGGAGGTTCGCGGGGCGGCACACCAGTACGCCGGGAGAGTCAGGCGACCAGATTAAATTCTGCATGCTGGCCATCGCACCGGAGGGCGAGTTGTCCCCATCTACAGTGTCCGACACCGAGCGGGGGACATACCGTATGGCTTGTTCGCGGAACGCTGGCATTAGAATATACTCGTTATCTTAGTTGGCGGTAAGTTGTTTTGCGGCCTGAATAGCTGCGGGTCGAGCTTCACAGTCTGCGCAAACCCTTCGCGGTCGTCTTTCATAATGAGATACTTCCGCATACGCCGCTCGACTTCTTTCTCTAAGTCGTCCTTGCGCCTGTCGTCGCTGAGCAGCATCAAATCCACGCAGAGGTCGCGCAGTAATATCCGCTGGTTGGGGAACCAAGGCACTACGTTACTTACCTCTGGTGACGCGATGTCTGAAGTCTGCGGGCGATAAAGAAGCTTCATTGTGAGTGGGATAGCAGGCGGAGGCCAGAAATATACCACAGGTGCGCCCCATAGCGACACAGCCTGCTGGGAGATGTCGGTAGCGAAAGACTCAGGATAATCCGCAATCCCTGTGCCCTCGAACAGCGTGGTGTACTTCTCCAGCGCTATAGGGTCGAGGTCAAATATTGTGCCATTAACGTTGTAGTACATCTGCACTTCGCGCAGATAGTCCACCGGAAGCAAATACCCGGCGTTGTTGTACCCTATATTTGTGATAGAGGCGTTGACGTTAAACTCCGCCGACTTGCGTATGGCGTCTAAATCCATAGTCTGGGCGTACTCGGCCAGTATCATGTTTAGAAACTGACCGGCCTGTGTCTGCATCCCCGACCCGACTTTTGAAATCTGGACAGCGAGCGCCACAAGTTGTTTGGCCGAGTACGACATAAACTACTCCAGTTCTTTTAGAGCCTCCTCAAGAACTTTGCGCTTGTGCGCTAACTCTTTCTCGTGGTGGCGCATGTTAGTTAGCGTGCTTGCGCGGGCCTGCTGCTCGCCCGTCGGCATCATCTTCTTGCCGTCGTTGCGTGCGTCAATCTCCGCCAGTGTATCACGGAAATTCTCCAGCATCAACTCACCGTCGGCAATACCTTTTTGTAAGTTTGGTATCACAGACTTGGTGCGGTGCTTCTCAATTACGTTGCGGAATTTATTAAACTCCGTCTCGATTTCTTGCTGAGTAGCGCCGACAGGCAGAGCGCCCGTCACTTGAAACTGCTGCCCGTTGCCGACGTCCGCGATATAGTTAAACGCGTAGCCGGGTTTCTTCTCTTCCGTCATCGTGTGTCCTCCGATTTAGAAATGGTTAATTAGTGTGCTACATTCTCCATGCCGGGTTTTAATACCAGACCGACAGGACGCTGCCTGTAGAACTCAGTAGCGTTCTTTCCGCGAATCTCGTTCTCATGCTGCTCGCCACGGAACATCTGCTCCTTGAGCACAGCAGCTTTACCCCGTGATACCCGGTACGCCCGTCCTGCAAAATAGATATTGCTGTCAAGACGGATGTACGAAGCGTTGGGCGCGCAAGTGATGAGAACCATTTCAGTGTCCTCGCCCAGCTCGTCTTTACCGTGCTGAAATAAAACCTGACGCTTTAGTTTCTGCTTTGCGGCATTCCGAAACTCTTTGCGCTTCTCGGCTTTAAGTTCCTTCTCGACCTCGGCCCTTACTTCGGCCTCAATCTGCGCCTTCTCTTTTGCAGAAAGCTCGATACCTTGTTCTTCCGAGCTGAGCACCGCGTTAATAATCTTGTCGTCGTCTTTAGCCATGTGTGTCCTCCATTAAGAATGAACGAATCCGCCGCCGGTAATTGCCTGCGCCGATATCACAATAGGCCAACCCGATGTTGGGTCAACCATGATGTAGTCGCCGGGGAAACATTGAATCACCCCGCGCTTGCTGGGGAGAAACAGCCGCCCGGATAAATCGAACATGGTAGTTTGATTCTGGGTGGCTGCTGCATCTTGCGCTTTGATGAGTGCGTTCCACGTACCTACGTCGCGCAGCTTCGTACCTGCTGCGCCCATGTCGCCGGAGACGAGCAGAGCCTTCAGTGTAGTCGTAGCGGCAGTGCCGCCTGTTAGAAGTGCCATAAACTATCCTTTCAAGTGAGGGGCGGAGTTACCCGCCCCTCGTACCTATTAACCGAAGGTTGCAGTGAATGCAGAGGTTGATTCAATCCGCATAAAGAAGTTCTGGTTTAAGATTATAGTGCCATAAAATACCTTCCATCCCACAATCCTCAACTGGTTAAGCGGGTCGGACTTATCCGCGGTTTGCAGGTATGACATCTTGGGGTCATCCAACATCACCTGGCCGTAAGCATCTTCACCGAAGATAAAGTTGGGGAACACCGTGACGCCGTTTGCGGGAGCGGCGGGCGGGGTGCGTGACACGCCGACACCTGTGAGGGTGATGGCTGTGTTGGACGCAATGCCGAAAGCCTGGCCAGCGAGCGGGCCGGATGTCGGACCAGATGCGGAAACCGCGAGGTTCGTCGGCGTTGTGGTCGTGCCGATGTATACGTTCCACACATAACCAGCGGTGTTCGGAGTCGTGGTCGTAATAGACCCGGCACCTGAACCACCAACAACGACACCAGCGGATACCTGGTAGATGAGCTGTTCGTAACCGGTCTGCGTCGCAGCACCCACCCAGATAATGTAGTAGGTGTTGTTAGCAAGCGCGCCGCCTGTGGTGGCACCAGTACCAGTGGTCGTAGTGACGCCAGTCCAGTAGGGCACCATGTTGGAGCGAGTCCAACGTACGCCGCGCCACTGACCTACCTCGTTGTTGTAGAGGCGGTTGATGTCGCTATACGACCAGGCTTGCACGATGGAGGCGTTCTCGCCAAGGTCTTGCTCGACCAGGGGGTGGAACACGCCGACGTAATGCTGGAACCCACGGGGGTCGGCACTACCTTTAGCGGGCTTGCCTGCGGAGACTTTCTCGTCTTCGTTGCGCTGGCCCATGAACTCAGGAGCACCGATAGTGCGAAGGGCACCAACAGCGCGGTTGATTTCGTGGGAGTTAAGTACGTCGCCTGCTACCAGAGATGCGCGGCTACCGCGTGAGTTCACGTAGTTAATCTGCGTACCGGAGAGCAGGTTGTTCGCGGTGTTGCGCTCCAGTGTTTCAGCCATCTGCATAGCGATGAGCTTGATAGCAGTCTGGAACAGAGGATGTTTAATGGTGATGTCGGCTACATCCGTCACTGTGATAGTGTCGCCCCACTGTTGAGCAGTGGCAGACACCTGTGCCAACGGCATTGTCTCGCCGGTGGGTGGCACGCCTTCGGAGAGCGGCGCTCCCGGAAGGTTTACACGGTCGTAACGTGAGGCCGTATACGTAGTACCGCGCTGTTTTGGCAAGCGGAGCTGCTGCCCGAACTGGTACAGTACGAGCTGGCGGTCTACGAGACGAAGAGTTTTCTGCTGGATATAGTTTTCGATATCAGCAGAAAAGGTACTAGATTGGTTGGTTATACCCATTGGAAGCTCCTAAAATTGCGCTCTCACCCCCAATGGGTTCAAGCAGGTTAAAAATTTACACTCTCTAAGCGGCGTTCAAGTTCTTCTAAGCTCTCTCCTGCGCGACCTGGGCGGTACGACGTAGTGTTACTCCGTCCCCGCGTAGGCGTGCCTTTAACAGATTCCACCCGCTCGCGGGCTTTCTCTTTCTCTTTAGTGTTCGGTTTAGCTTTCAAAGCGGCCTCCCCTACAATAAACGCGAGCACCTGTTCGCGGTTCCAGTTACGCCCCTGCTGGCGTTCCTGAGCGAGCCTGCGCTCTACCTCAGGAGCATGCTTTGCAAACACTGGGTTGCTCCGCGCTACCAGAAGGAAGTTCGATTTATCAATCGAGTCCTGCGTCTGGAGCTGCGTCAGCAACACCTGCTTATGCATCGTATCTATCTGCTCCTGCATCTGAAACTCCCGGCGCTCTTGGGGGTCCATCAATGCAAGCTTCTCTTCTCTCTCCCGACGTGCCGCCTCGGTATTCGCGGGTTGCGTCGTGGTTCTCCCACGTTCCTCGGCTATAGCCTCGGCGCGTGCGAGCTTCTCGCGTAGTTCGTTCCGTTCCCTGGCTAGCTTCGCAATCCGGTTCTCGCCACGTTTTGCGGGAACTTCGTCTGCTGCGGCAGCTTTGCCTTCGGTCTCTTCGCCTTCTTCTGTCTCTTCCTCCGCGCCTTCTTCCGGCTCGGCTGCTTCCTCGGTATCATCCTGTTCTTCAGGCGTACCTTCGGCTGCGTCTTCTACGTCGTCTTCAATTTCTTCGGATGTATTCTGGTCGGCCATGATAATTACTCCTTAACCATTAATGCCTAACGGGCATCACGCGGAACCCCTACCGGGGGTAAGTCGAATAGTTCCTTACGGGAACCACGCGAAACGTAACAATAATACCTACATATGGTAGGACACGCAACAAAAAATCACACGGCCTTGCGCGGCATAGCGAGCGGCATGCTGTCTGGGCGTACTGCGCCGGGAGGATTCTGCACGCCTGTGGGAGCTTGCGCTTGCGCTCCGGGGCGCGGCCCGCCGCCTCCAGGAGCAGGGAGCATCTGCTGTTGCTGCGCGGCTGCTTTCTCTTTGAGTTGTTTTATATGTTCGAGAATGTGGCCCTTCTTATACTCACTGGGCATTAGCTGCATGCTCTGGAGATGCGACTGCAAGTGTGCGTTGTCGTCGTCAAGCGGATGCGTCTGCACGGGGAACATGTTCTCCATCAATTGATTCTCCATATCCGGCTCGACGCTTAACTGGTGGCGCTGGTCGATAAGAACATGCGGCGCGATGCGCGGTCCGCACGTCACCTCGGTGATGTATTCCAGCAACGGGCCAAGGTCTACTTTGCGTCCGTTCAATGCTTGTGGTGGCATGCTCTGAAGCACGTTGCCCCACGAAATCATCGCCTGCACTTGCTGTGTCGCTTTGAAACTCTCCGACCCGTACCACCGCATCGTGTAGCGCTGGCGTGTCTGGAACGGCTCCACCTGGTCCATCGTCGCTTGCAGCCCGAGTTGACCAAACTTCTTCACCGTTATCTGCTTTGTCCGGTACTGGTAGTCCAGGTCGTAGCACCACTCAATCACGCGCGCGAGCACGGACTCAAGGATAGCTATCTCGTCGTTCGTACTTTCCAACGCAACCTGTTGCTGCTGTGCTATCTCCGCCTGTGACGGGCGCTTGTTGGCGTTGCCGTGGGGTATCATCGCCGGGTTGATGCCGAGCGACTGGAATATCTGTTCCTTATATGTGCCAACCAAAGTCAGCGCGTCTTTCCACAATGCAGGGAACTCCGCAAACTTTGTACTGTTCGGGTCGGTCATCCATATTGCCGCCATGCTCAGGACCATTGAGCCTATCTGTGGGGACTTCTCCGGGTCGGCCATCACTATAGGTAGCAGCGCATACTGCGCAGAATCCGCTCCCATGTTTGCCGCGTCGTTCGCTGCGTACTGCAACGCCTTCACCGGCTCTACCTGCGATTTACCCCATATCACGTCGCCCTCTTTCTCCACTGCCTGGAGGATGACGGGTATGCGGTCGTTCCAGTACGGGTTGCGTTTGCAGCCGAGATAGACATCCTGCCCACCGAAGTGCGACACCATCCAGCGATGCTCGCCGCGTATCTTCATCTTCGACCATACCTGGTATATCAATGACGTCTTGTTGCCCTTGCTGTCGAGCTGCACGCCCGCTGCGTTGGCAGCTTTCTTCCCCGTGTTTGTCTGACGTGACGACCCGGTGTTGGAAGACATGTTGTCGAGCAGCTCCTCTGCGGCGGCCTTCTCGAACACGCCGTCTTTGATGCACTCTTTTATTTTGTCAGCGGAGTATCTAAGAGCAACACAAACAATTTCAGCATCCTCAATGTCGTCCACAGTAGCAGGGAGCACCACAAGATTACGAACGTCCAATACACTAAATACCGGCTTCTCATCTTTAACCTCTTCGTAAGACACGTCGTCGTATTCCTCGGTGCCATCTACCGGCGCACCGGTTTCTGAAACCATTTCGGGTTTCTTCTCTTTATTCACAATGAAGCGAGACTTCACACCCCATTCTACATACAGCGCATAGTTGCCGCTGATGTCCCCCGCGCGTATCATCGCAGGAACTATATTGCGGCGTAGGTTCGCCTGTCCGATATAGTAATCAAGCAGCGCTATGAGGTCGTACGGAACGCGACCGTCGTTACCTACCACGTCGACATACCGTCCGTTGTTGGGGAAGAGGACGTTAATAAATCGAGTCTCACGAGCGTTAATAGCGTCGCGCACTGCGGGCACATATATCTGCGCCTTGCCGTTGTAGGCCTGGTTGGCGTTCAGCTCGCAGTTATAAATATCCCAGCACTCATCCACGAGGTTTGTCTGGCTGGACTTATCCTCGTACGCCTTCTCAATAATGGGGTACAGCTTCGCGAGCTGCTTCTGGATATACTTATACTGCGTATAGTCGCGTTTCCTATCCTCGACCTTATCGTCGGGAGTATCATCTTCCTCGTCGTCTTCGACTTCGTTTGGCAGGTCTTTGATTTTCATAGCGGCCTCGCATCGGGCAGGCTGCTGATGTAGCGCCTACCGTCGGATGCTACAGCATACCGTATTGGCATTCCTGCGTCATCTGATTTTGTTGACTGGTCAAACCACCCGACAAAACTCTCCAGCGCCTCCATCAACACGCGGTACTGATTGTCGGTGGGTAAGTCAGCCAGTGTGCCGTCCTTCTCCAGTTTGCGCGCGTAGCCGCGCATGAAGCCATTGATTGTCCAGTGCGCGCCCGCGTCCACAAGGAACGCAGCGTCGCCGCGCTCTCGCTTTGTTAGCCACGGCTTTATCTTCCCCTCGCACTTCGTCGCCCACCCCGTGCGCGCCACGGCTATGTTCTCGCGCTTCGCCGCAGCGGATATACCATTATTGGTATATTTATCGAACTGCTCCTGCGGAGCTGCGAGCTTCACCTGCCCGGCGCCCAGCATGATTGCCTCACGTAGTATGCCGGGTAGCGCTTCCAGCGGTGGTTTGTTCTGCACCCAGTCGCGGTAGATTCTAAATACTCCGTCGGAGAACTGCACCAGCATAGCAGCGCAGAGCGACGGACGCCCGGACACCAGCAGCCAGCGAGGTTGGTAGGGGTCTAGCTCCAGAACGGGGGCGATGTGGTCAGAAGTGAAATCGTCGTAGACAACCCGCCCGGCGCGTATCCTAAGGAAGTACGCCAGTGCGTTAGGTACGTCCATGCGTCCGGTGGGAAACTGTAGAAGCTCAGTCTCAAGGTCTGGTAGATGCTTTGCATGTATGACGTTTCCGGACATGTAGAACGGCTGTAACCCTTTTATGAAGTCTATCTTATCTTTGGGCGCGCGCAAGTCAAGAAGCGGCAGACTCACCCCGCTCTGTAACATCTTTGCTCTGAGCGGCTGCATGATAAACTCTTCCAGTGAGTTTGTTTCCACGCCGATATGCACGGGGCGGAATCTATGGTTCCACTCGAAGATGGTGTTCACAATCTCGTCAGGTCGGTGGAACGCCCCCAGCGCGTCGTGTACCAGCAGCTTGTTCCCACTCCACGAAGCAGCGA